GGTAGGTTAGCTGATGGGATAGTGAATGTCTCAGCCGCTCTTGTTACAAAACTGCCAGAATTTATAATTAAGGACGAAGGTGTAGATCCTAATTCATGTTGTGGCCCATAGAAATAAACCTCTTCTGAAGTAGCGTCGCCAACATAACTATTACTGCCATCGGCATCGGCAGGGCCAATCGCAAAAGTATGATTCGCGTCCTTGGCTTCGAAGGTAATCGCACACCTGTACCAACCATTACCAACATCCTGCATAGTTGCAGTTGTTGATAAATCAGACGCTACAGTACCAATTACACCGTTCGTTAAATCAAACCACGTATTATTTTGATCGTTATATATTGTGAACCACGATCTAGTTCCTGCTTTTGCATAAACTGATGCCGTATATGTGCTAGACGTTACTACTGCTATGTCATCTTTTATGTAATGACTACCGCTAACTGCGCTTGGAACTATTGCAATAGCGTTTTCTGTGCCGTCAGGTGCAACTGCCGCGTTTGTTGTTTTTGTGGCTCTTGTTAAATCCCATCCAGAGCTAAAATTGCTGTGATAAGTAAGATTAGTCCTAGACTCAGACTCAGCCAGTACGCCCTCGTTAGCCCATGCAGAGCCGTTGTAGACGTGGTGGCCTATGCGTGGGAGGTACTTAGCCGCTGACGTTGTAGGGACGTATGAGTCTCCACGATCAGGGTTGTCTACCATGCCGCCTAAGTCAGAGCGGTAGACGTGAGGTGCGTATACTAAAATCTCAGTTAAATCACCCGCTCTAAAATCAACTGCGTAAAAAGACACACCACCCGTTTCTGTTGTATCAAAATCACGACTAAACAATTGCCATTCTTCAGTTAATGAATAAGTTGAACCACTGACTGAGTTATGAGAAAGAAGCCCAACAGTACCTGTGCCAGATACGGTTCTGGCCCAGATAAGTTTTTTGTTACCATTAGTAAATGCGTTTTGAATAATATAGTCATTTACGTTGGTTAGTTTAAAAGCGGCGACTCCCCCGTCAGGATCAGAAAACCCACCTTCAAAACCAATGTTTGAGCCGCTTTCTTTAACCCAATCACTATTACTGAAATCTTCAGAGTACGTCAGCAGATTATGCGGAGCCCATTTAATAACAGGCATCTCTCGAACGCTTACGGCGTCTATGGCGGCTACATTGGTACTACCTGCCCTAACGCCTACAGCAATGGTTTCTGTCGTGTCATGAGTAAAAACAAAGCTACGGTTTCCGCGAGTTGTAGGACTGTCTACCGACGTAACTGCGCCATCCACTATAAACCAAAGATTACTTGAGCTACCTTCTGAAAGATAAAATTCAAGTATGTAGGCTTTCCCAGCTTCCACAGCAATGGTTTGCGTAATGTTGCTGTTAGCGCCAGATGCGTGGTATGCGCGATTGTTTTGGATACTCCAGCCAGTCCCTAGCGTCCAGTCCGAATCCGAGTCGAACCCACCATTGGTAACAAGCTCAGGCCCATAGCCGTCCGTCATAGTGGCATTGCCAGCTCGTGCGTGGGTTATGGCAGAAGCAAAGGTAGACGTAGAGTTATTAGTAATGTACTCGTTGTCTATAAAGTTAAGTGCCAACTCAGGTTCATTGGCACCAACAGCATATTGAGACAAAGCCCGTCTAACAGACGTAGCTAGCCTGTTTAGTACGGCCCCAAACATTAGATCATCTCCGAAACGTAAGCTGTACCTGATGTACCGTCGGTAATGAAGCTAATGGTGTCTCCTGTAAAAGTGTGAATAAACTCTACCGTGTTGGCAGGAATATAGTAGTCGCTAGTAGTAGCGGTGCCTGAGACGCTAATGTGTACGTCTGTAGTGGCACAAATACGAGTTACTCGTTGGGATACCGCTGTAGCACTAGCGGCAGAACCAGAGACAGAAACTGTTTGAGATGCTCCGGGTCGAAGACATTGAATAGGCGCAGCACCTGTATCTCTTGCTAAACGTGACATGGATGTTCTCCTTGAGTCAGAAAAGTAAAGGGGCCATTGCTGACCCCTGTAGTATTATTAGCCGTCAGAAAGGGCCAATACAAAACCAGCTTCAGGACGATATACCTGAACACCGTAGAGAGTGTCAGCAGTGTACAGAGTTGAGAGGTACTCCTGCTTGTACTGAGTTTGTGAACGTACAGCCATCTGCTCAGCCATAACGATAGCATCACGGTGCATCAAAAGTGCAGCACGAGTATCGTAAGAAGCAGCAGTGTTTTGAGCCGCAGTTTCGATAGTAGCACAGTTGCTAGAAACGTAAACGTCTACACCGTACAAGTTACCGATAAGGCCAGTGTTAACAGGCTGACCAGTAACGAAGTCAGTAGATGAAAAACGGTTTTCGCCCATGATAGCGTTACGTGCAGAAGGAGGAACGATCAAGCAACGTCCGTCCATTGGAACGTCATTGTCGTCAAGTTTCTGAATCATGTCACGGAAAAACGCATCAGTGAAACCACCAACGTCTGCCTGATCATCAACGTACTGAGTAGCACCGTCACTTGTGTCGTTGTAGAAACAACCTGTGTGCTGGTAGTCAGTTGGAGCTACTGAGTCAGAAAATACAATAGCACCGCCGTCACCAAAACCAGTACCTGCTGAGTGCAGATCAGTGTCTACTTTAAGTGCAAGCTGATAACCAGCATCTTCAGTGTAGAACTGACGGAGGCTGTTAAGTGCTTGTACTTCTACGATGTCTTCGATGAGTCGTGAGTACTCAAAGTGACGATCAACAGCAATTGTCAATTCTGACTCAAGATTTGCTTGAATAGTTACAGCAGCAGCTTCGCCTTTTGCAGTAGCAGCGCCACGAACAGGCTTAGGAATGTGAATCACATCGCCTTTCTTGCCTGACATTGCAATCTTCTTAACAAGAGGAGCAATCTTAAGATTTTTTTGATAAGCTGCAATTACTTCATCACTCCAGATTTCTGGAATAAAAGTACCTGCAGCGGTTTTGTCTACTACAGCGTTAGCTGTAAAATATGCACCGGAAGTTTCGCCAGCCATGTCTAATCTCCTTTAGATTATTTGACACGACCCTCTGCGTAAGCTTGGAATATTTCCTCAGATAAGCTTTGATAACGCTCAGGGTCTGTTTTCATTAGTTTAATAATGTCGGCCCTGCGATATACTTTCTTACGTCCACCTTCACCACTACCCCGTGCGTTGCCGGTATTAGCTGCTTTGAGTTGTTGCTTACGTGCTTGTTTTTCAACTTGAGCAGTTTGCTGAGTTACTGTCTTCCGTTCTTTCCAGAGTGAGAAGAGTTCGTCAGCGGCGTCAGCATTGTACTCTTGGTCAGCTTGTACAAACAACTGAGTCCTAATCTTTGAAGCTTTAATCCATTCTGCAAACTTAGGATCACCAAGGATCTCTTGCATATCTGGATGTTTATTACCAAGGGTAGCCAAAGCAGCTTGTTGCTTGTACTGCTGTGAATACTCTTGCGCTTCTCTGATCTTAGGATGGTTCTCAATAGCACGATTGACAGCGCCTTGAGGGTCCGTAAAATAGTCTATATCGTCTTCAGGCTCAACATTTTGTGGTTGAGGTGCTGATTGTGTTTGACTACTAATGTAATCATCCACGACTTTACGAAGTTCACCTACTTCAGAAGACTGACGACCAAGGAGTTTTTCAGCTTCCTGATGCATCTGTACTACTTCTTCTAAAGACTTGCCTTGGTACTTTTCTGGTAAGCTTGGTTCTTCTTGAGGTTGCTCAACTGCTTCTTGTTGAATCTCGTTAACTTCGTTGGTTTCGATCTCGTCCACATTTTCCTCTTCAGGTTGTGGATCTACAATCATTGCTCTTGACATTATTAAACTCCGTGATCATTATCATTATGGAGATGGTTTATTTTTACCTGCTTTTTCGTGCTCCTTCACCCATTTCATGTGTTGGCCCGGAAAGTCACCGGACGCACCTTCTAAGTGAAAAGACGGGGCAGACACTAACTTCGTAGCGTTGGCACCGCAACCGCACCTACTGGTTGTAATACCTGACGCTACAAAATCTTCAAAGACATGACCATTGTCACATCTAAAATCATATACTTTATACATTTAAAGGTTCTTCTTCTTCAGCTTCAGCTTGTTCTCTGGCAGCTTCTATAGTACCTTGTAAGTTAATAATAGAAGCAAACGCAGCAACCTGACCTTTACGGTAGAAGAGTTCTTCTGAATCTTTAACAGTCTGAATGTCAGACAGTTGTGTTGCATTGTTAGAGATTTCTGTTAAGAGTTGTTTGAAGCCTTCGTGATTAAATAATTGATTATAATTATTAAAATAAGTTTCAAGCTCTGAAGTCATATTTATCTCTTGTTATACTATATAGTTATATTATACCATACTTTTATACGTTTGTCAAGCTTTTTTTGTAGTTTTTCTTCTACGTCCAGAAGCTGTGACTGCGTGTTTAATTTTAGCTGGTCCTGTTTTACGTCGTGCTGATGAAGCTTTTTCAGCCTTTGTCATCTTTGCAGCAACAGCCTTGGGTCTGCAAGAAGGATAAGGACGTTTGCTACCGCCCTTTGCAGATTTACGTCCACAAGGTTTACCTGTCTTAACGTCAACCCATTCTTCTTTGAACCACTTCTTAAGGGCAGCTCCTTTTTTACTTTTTCTTACGGCCACTTTTGTTACCCCAGTTCTTTGCGCCTACCTTACGGCATTTAGCTACAGCACCTGAAGCATACGCAGAAGGCCAAACCTTGTATCTGGATTTAACCTTACGCGCACAAGCGTCGTTAGCTTTCTTAGTAGCCTTTTTTCTTGCCGCCACGTTTCTTCCCCTTAGAGTGTCCACCGCAACCGCAGTTTTTATTAGTACATCCACAAGCCATAGTCATTTCCTTATTTTTTACTAGTTCGTTTTTTAGCAGCTTCTCGCATTTTACGATCCATAGTTTCTTGCTGCATTTGTTCCATCATCTTACGACGCCGGGCCGGACTAGGTAAAGGGTTTCCAGCGTTTTTGTAAGCTTGTTTAATTAAGGCGTCAACTTCTTCTTGAGTGTATCGACTTACAGGTTTTTTCTTTTTTACAGGTGGGGACTTAAAAGGCATAACTATTTCCTTACCATTTTTTACACGACCAGTATCGTGCCGTTAGTTTACTAGGTGGGTTAGTGTCGCACTTATGACGTGCCCTAAAAGACTTACGTCGTGCTGGTTGATCCTTCTTGATGGTCATCTTAGCATCACCAAATCGGATAGTCTTAGTCTTGTCACCTTCTTTGGCAACTACTACAAACTTTTTAGTAGGATGATTAGGAGTCCTTTTTGGTTTGTTGTACCCGCTTACTCCTGCTCGTGCTAGTTTTGGGTCCTTCGACTTTGGCATTACTGAGTTCCTCCACCTTGGTTTCCAAATCCGTTAACCGTTGGAATGTTCCCGCGAAGTGTTTGTTGATTTGGTCGAGAAGCCGTTGCATCTCTGTTTGTGTCATTAACATTGTTTTTACCTTCTATTTGCTTTTCTTTAAGGAGAGTTTCAGCTACGCGCATACGTCGTTCAAACTCTTTATCTTCAGCGTCACCTTCTTTCAGGTTACGAGTAATAGCATTAATCTTGTCAATCTCAAGCTCTTGCGGTACAGCCATAGCTTCAGCAGCAAGTTTAGTAGCCCTAGCGTTAGACTCTTGAGCCTGAGCTGCCAGTGCTGCTGTCTGAGACTGCTGGAACTCAAGTTGTGCTTGTTGTGCCATCTGAGCCATCTGTTGTGCTTGTGGGTTAGGCTGCATAGCTTGAGCCATAGCTGCCAACAACTCTTCACGGTTAGACAGGTTCATGTTGTCAATGATTGACTGGATCAGTGTGTTGTACAACGGTGACTGTCGATCCATAGTCTGCAACAACTGTACAAGCTGTGTGACTTCGTATTCTCGTGCAATAATACCTAAAGTACTGCTTGCGTTAAACTTGTAATCAGCAACAGGATAATTCTCAGGATCAAACTGCATATAACGATAAGCAGCTTTCTTAACAAACGGGATAAGGAATGACTGCTGGAAGTTAATCAGAGTACGCTTATGGCGTTTAATAATAGCCCCAAGAGACATAGAAATACCGGCGGCAGTAGCCTCGCCATTAACCTGACCCGCAATTCCTGCTGAGTCCACGGCTCCGGTAGCCTGTTGTACCATTTGTTGTAGCGCTCCGGCTTGTGCAAA